ATGATTACGATGAAAAAAAGATCAGAAATCCTTGAGGCGCTGCTCTTAGCGCTGTACGAAGGGAAGAGCGTGACCGTATGCACCGATGAGCCTGGATTCGGCATCCGCCACATCGACGACTGCGACCCTATCCATGAAGTAGCCTTCCTCGCAGAAGGACTCGAACTCGAGGCGGAAGATGAGCCCCTGCCACATTGGGGTGATCAGCTCCCCGAAGGCGCAGAGTTGTATAGCCTGCTCCGCCATGGAGACGATGGTGAAGTCTACGTGTATCAGATAGCTATCGATTAGTAACCACTGGTATCCCCGAGGCGCTAACCTCGGGGAGCCATAAAGACACAACTATAATATGGAAAGACAAATCCGACTTACTACCGAAGACCGCCGTGCTATCCAGAAGGAGACGGGGCTCACAGACGGGGCGTTGAGCCTCGCATTGACCTTCCGTCGGCATGGGGAGCAGTCCGAGCGCGCTCGCCAGCTTGCCCTTGAGCGCGGGGGGATGGTCTACTGCACTGCCCCTGAATGCGAGACGATACACGATGCAGAGGGTAAGATGGTTCAAACCTTTGCCAATGGCGCGGTCATTACCGTGGATAAGGCCTCAAGCGAGGCTACCTTGGTGTACGACGGGAAACTCGTCGCGACCTATCACAATGTCACACTGCAGATGCTCTCGCTCATACAGACGACGGCGTCGGAACTTAAGTAATAGCCATGCTTCAGCACTACGGAAAAGCTACGGCCATCGATCTCTCCGACCTCATTGAGGATCGGCGGACTATCGAAGATCAGTCCGAGTGCTTGGCTCCAGTGATTTCCTACGAAAATTATAGAGCTCAGGCGCGCCGAGGCCGTATCAAGGTCCTTCGGAAGGGAGGCGGTAAGGGCGGCAGCGTCCTTGTCGACTACGATAGCCTGCCTTTGGAGCTTCGCGACAAGGTAGATCAGCGCCTCGGTGGTGATGCCGTCCATGTGGCAACGCTCCGCAAGTGGTTCAGCGACCATTACCGCCGCGATCGAGGTGCTATGGAGTACTACCCGAAGCGTCTGAGAGAGCTAAACCTCTCGCTCCCGCTCGAGCGTATCGCTCAGCTGACGGAAGAATACACGGTGAACGCCTCTGTATTGATGGCAGTGAAGGCTCTCCAGGCTGATATGCGCCTTCTTAAGCGCGTCATGGGTGGCAAGAAGACCATCAGATGGGAGCAGCTCGCCAGCGCTATCGGCTACTACCGTCAGGAGGTCGGGCATACGCTACCTCAGAGCGCAGCGCGCTTCCGCAAGGCGATGCGTGAGTTCGATGAACGTGGCTACGAGAGCTTGATCAGTAAGAAGTTCGGGAATCAGCAGACGAGAAAGGTGGATCGCGACACGCTTTACCTCCTCCTTGCCCTCGACAACGACGACATGCGCCCCTACAACAGTACGGTGGCTGAGCGGTATAACCGCTTCGTGGCGGGAGAGCTGACGGTCTACAACCCTGAGACGGGTGAGCTGTACGACCCAACGCCTTACAAGCCACTCAGCGAGACGACCGTGGCGAACTACCTCTCTACCCCTGAAGCAAAGGCCCTACGCGGGAAGGTCCACGACGACTATCAGACGTGGCGTGGGAAGAACCAGCCCTTTGTGCTTCGTAAACGTCCGACGATGTCGCTCTCTAAGATCTCCCTCGACGACCGTGACCTCAAGCTCAAGGTCAACTGGAGAGAGCAGGGAGTCAGTGAAGTGGTCAGCTTGAAGATCTACGTAGCGTACGACCTCGCCAGCCAGGCGATCATCGGGTATGCCTTCAGCGGAAAGAAACGACACGACATCTTCCTCGGGTGCTTGCAGTCAACCTTCCGCACGCTCCTCTCCCTGGGGCTTCCCTGCCCCTATGAGGCCGAAGTGGAGCAGCACCTGGTCTCCGACTTTAAGGATACGCTGATGCGCCCTGGTGTGCTATTCCCTGAGCCCAACTTCCTCGCTCCTGGGAACTCGCAGGCGAAGGGTGCGGAACACATGAACCGACTATTTAAGTACCAGACGGAAAAGGAGTACATCCCCAATACAGGACGTCACTATGCCCGCCTTGATGCCAACCAGACGAGTGAGGAGAAGAGCTTCGACGAGCACAACGACCGCTTCAAAGCTAAGGTGTGGGCTTATGAGGACGCTGTCGCCTTCTACGAGGGGCTCATCTACGAGTACAACCACTCCCCTCACAGCAACACCGCCTACTGGGGTGGCCGCACCCGCTGGGAGGTCCTCCAGGAGTCTGTGAATCCTCAGCTGGCAGAGATAGACGTCCACAAGCTGGCGACCCTGATCGGTGAGCACCGCTCAACGTCCGTCCGCCGAGGGCATATCAAAGCCAACTACCGCAGCTTCGCACTCTCTCCCGAAGGTATAAGCAAGCTGAAGGACCGCAACGGGAAGGTCGACGCGTATTGGTGGGAGCAGGAAGAGGGTGAGATGAACGAGGTCTACATCTACGAAGGTGGGCGCTTCATCGAGACCGCCTGCGAAATCCAGCGCATCAACGAAGCTAAGGCCGAGCAGACCGACGAAGACCGCCACCAGCTGCACATGCAGCTACAGCGCGTGAAAGCCTTCGACGCACATATCGCTGAGCGAATGCCGAGCAAGGCACGCCTCCTCAAGGAAGAGACGCACAAGACGCTCACCGAACTCAAGCCTGTCGAGGTAGTCACGATGAAGCGTGGCGACGATGGCGAGCTGCTCGACAGCGACTACCTGCAGAGCAGTCCTGAAGAAGCCCGCATGCGAGCGATGGCAGACTTATAACATCATACGAATACTAATCAAACGACACTCAAATGAAGAAGTATGACAACACGACCATCTACACGATGGATGAGCTTGTAGACCTCCTCGGGGGCGACAAGTACAACGAACTTAACCGCTACGATGAATTCGGTCTGGCGGTATGCTACCCCGACGTATGTGGGCTCCAGATTGTCTTCCGCGAAGACCGATTCTCCGAAAACGCACTAAATGCAGTACGCCATGCAACTAAGTAACGAACTCAAAGAACGCACGCTCACGGCGATCCTCGCCGACAGAGCTAACTACCCAAGTGACGCCAAGCACGCGACGGCTATCGGGATCTCCTCGAGTGTCTATTCTACGATCAAGAAGGGAAAGCTCGACAAACAGCTGAGCGACTCAGCGTGGCTCAGTCTTGCACGCCGCCTCAACGTACCCCTGCGTGGGGAGATCGAGTGGAAGGTAGCGAAGACCGACACCTACTCCTACATCACCAGTCAGCTGGAAGCCTGCCAGGAGCGCAGCCTCAGTGCCCTCTTGTGCGACATCCCTAATATCGGGAAGACCTTCAGCGCTCGCCACTACGCCCGCACGCACAAGCACGTCGTATATATCGACTGCTCGCAGACGAAAACGAAAGTCCGCCTGGTCCGCTCTATCGCTATCGGCTTTGGCTTGGATGCTAAGGGGCGATATGAAGAGGTCTATGCCGACCTGGTCTACTACCTCAAGGGGCTGGATAATCCTCTGATTATCCTCGATGAGGCTGGGGACTTGCAGTACGAAGCCTTCCTTGAACTCAAGGCGCTGTGGAATGCTACGGAGCGCGCCTGCGGATGGTACATGATGGGGGCCGATGGGCTGAGAGCGAAGATTGAGCGTAGTATCGACTGCTGCAAGGTCGGCTATACGGAGCTTTTCAGTCGCTTCGGTGATGCCTACAGGAAGGTCACCCCGCAGGATGGAGAGGAACGTAAGAGCTTCCTTCTGAAGCAGGCGGTAGAGGTCGCCAAGCTCAACGCCCCCGAGGGGGTAGATGCCGTCAGCCTCGCCCGAAAGTCGGGCGGACTTCGCAAGGTCTACACAGAGATAGAGAAGCTGAAAATACAAGCAGGGGCATAAGATGGCACGAGCATACTCCGCCAGCGAGGTGCTGGCAAAGAAAGTCCCTTCGATCCCCTTCGAGGGGCGCTGGAGGGAAGCCTTCGGCGAGCCTGGAAGGGCGGGGGTGTGGCTCATCTGGGGACAATCGGCAAACGGCAAGAGCTCCTTTGCAATGCAGCTCGCTCGAGAGCTCTGCAAGTACGGCAAGGTCGCCTACAACTCCCTTGAGGAGTCTATCGGGCTCTCCTTTCAGGAAAATATGGAGCGCTGCCAGATGGGAGATGTTGATGGGCGCTTCCTAATTCTTGACCGTGAGAGTATGGAGGACCTCAGCATACGCCTGAAGAAGCAGCGCAGCCCCGACTTCATCATCATCGATAGCCTCCAATACACAGGCCTCAACTACAACGACTACAAGCGCCTTAAGGAGGCGCACCCCAAGAAGCTATTCATCTTTATCTCACACGCCGACGGGGATAAGCCCTACGGATCGACAGCTACCAAGGTGCAGTACGACGCTGATATGAAAATACTCGTGCAGGGCTACCGCGCCATCTGTAAGGGGCGATTCATACCCGAGGCTGGTAAGCACTTTTCGGTATGGCCAGAGGCAGAAGTAAAGTACTGGGGCTTAGAAACAGAAACCGAATGCGAAATCAATACTAACTAAATCAATAAGAATTATGACCTATGTAATGGTTGGCGCCCTTGTTGGGCTAGTCACTCTACTCCTCACGAATCTACTATCCGTGCATCCGCGCAGTGAGGAGATCAAAAGGCTTCAAGCGGAGAAAGACGCTCTTAAGATAGATCTCTCACGAAGCTTGATGTTCTGCCAGCTATTGAAGTCGATGAACGAGCTGGACGACGAGACGCTGGATAAAAAGGAGGAGGAAATCAATAAGCTGCGTCAGCAGAATGAGGCACTCCATCAAGAGATCCAGGAGCAGTTGGATAATCAGACGGGAGAGGAGTAATGGCACGCACTAACTACGCTACATTCTACGCTCTCTTGAAGTCTATGCCAGGGGCCTCAAAGGAAGACCTCGTCCTGCAGTGGACGAACGGGCGTACAGCCTCCCTTAAGGAGATGAGCGAGCGCGAGTACTCGCTGATGATCCGACAGCTTCGCCAGCAGGTAGAGAACCTCGAGGAGAAGAAGAAGGCCCGCTCGGCGGTGCTAAAGCAATTCCAGCTCTATGGAATAGACACCACCGACTGGGATGCTGTTGACCGCTTTTGTTGCAACGCTCGTATCGCAGGTAAGCCCTTCCGATACCTCACTATCCCCGAGCTGAAGTCACTCCGAGTGAAGATGCTGTCGATACGTAATAAGGCGGAGTTGAAGGACTACGAACAGCGCAGGGCAGCGTTAGGTGCCGAGATGACCAAAGGACAACTACCTAACTAATGACACATGGGACGAATAGACAAGGCTGCCAAGCGTCATCTTGAGCAGTCCTACCAGCAGGATATCGAGATGTACGAGCAGGAGCGAGACGAGCTCCTCAAGCGAATACGAGCCGACACGGCGACGCCAGCTGAGCGAAGTCGCTATAACGCGCTCGGATGGAAGATCGAAGCGGTGCGACAGCGAATGGACAAGCGCTACCGCGACGGAGTAGAATCACCCATTAAAATCATGCAATAAGTAAGATGGAACAACAACAAAACAAGATGGTGGAAATCACCGAAGAGCAGCTGGCAGAGTTTCAGCGCCTCAAAGAACAAGAGCAAGCACGCGCAGAAGAGCAGCGTGCCAAGAATGAACGCGAGGACTTCCGCAAGCTCTGCGAGGAGACGGTCTCCGAGACATTCGGAGAGCTAAAGGCTGCGAATGAAGCTCTCAAGCGTGCGAAGATGCGTGTCCTCTCCGCCTTCAGCTCGCTTCTGGAGCTTAAAATCTCCCTCATCGGGGGGAAGGAGCAGGGGCAGCACTCCTTCCGAAACGAGCAGTGTGATCAGCGCATCACGATCGGGAAGTACAAAAAGGTCTCCTACGACGCAACGGCGGATGCAGGTATCTCCCTCATCGAGGAGTCACTCGCGTCGATGGCTGATGGAGAGAAGTCGCAGAAGCTCGTGCGCATCATACTCGACCTCCTATCGCGTGACGGTCGCGGTCAGCTTCAGGCCGAGAACGTCATCCAGCTCGACAAGTACGTCGAAATGGTGGCAGACCCACGCTTTGCACGAGGCGTGACCATCATTAAGGAAGCCTTCTTAGCCGAGTGGACGCGCGTCTTCATCCGTGCCGAAGAGAAGGACGAGAAGGGCAAGTGGGTCAACATCCCCCTATCGATGGTCGAAGTATGACGTACACTCTCGCACAGCAGCTCTCCCACAGCGAATTGTGGGAGAGCTGGGATCCCACCCGCACCGAAGATGAAAACGGATGCCATTTGCTCGCCTTCACCCCAATGGGTCTGGCTTCGCTCCGAACCATGGGCGAAGAGCGAACGTGGATAATAGAGGTTGGCTGGTCATTTCGGAAGTTCTCCGCATCCAGCGAAGAGAAAGCGATATATATAGCTACAGAGTGCTACCGCCAAACAGAGAGAGCAGTCGTAAAAGCATATATTGAGGGTCTTAAAGTTAATCTCGAGAAGATTGATGAACACGGCTCCGTATATGCGGGGGGCTATATGATTCGTAAAGGCGTGGAACTTGTGGATTTACCCCGTGACCGAGAGCCGACCGAAGAGATTCAGACACGAGATGTCTATCTCCTTAGCCTAAGAGGTAGCGAGTTGGGGAAAAACACTGACTACCATGTGTGGGAAGATGAGATCACTTCAGCCTTCCAGTACGAGTTGCTGAAGGCTCTTAACCTAGTATAAGAAAAGTATGAATAAATGGTATTTGTGTACCGTCGCCTATGAGCGTCAGGGCGACGAGATGGGCCTTAGAAAGGTCTCTGAAAGTTATCTGGTGGATGCCCTCTCCTTCGCGGAGGCTGAGGAGCGTATCATCAAGGAGGTAACACCCTTCGTTTCGTGCGGGGTGCTCGAAGTGGTGAACATCCGCCCGATGAGATTGGCAGATATGCTGATCAACAACAACGGTAGCAACTACTATCGGGGGAAGATCAACTTGATCACGCTGGATGCGAGCTCGGACCAGGAGCGTAAGACCTCCGTGGCAATGGTGGTCAGAGAGGACTCCTTGCTCTCGGCAGCGACACTGCTGGAGTCTCACCTTGGCGAGAGCCTCTCCTCGTATGAGATCGTCAGCATTGCAGACCTCGGCATCCTTGATGTATATCAGTATGTCGCACCTAAAGAGACAGACGTATGATTATAGCTGTTGACTTCGACGGCACACTCTGTGAGAGTGCCTACCCCAGGATCGGAGATGCGATGCCAGGGGCTAAAAAGAGCCTCGAAGAGCTCCGCGAGAAGGGCCACTACATCATCATCTGGACTTGCCGAACAGGAGAGCTGCTTGTCAACGCGATCAACTGGCTCCTGGAGGAGGGCATACCATTTGACCGAGTGAATGACCACGAGCCTGAGAACCTCGCGATCTATGGCGATGGCGGGAAAAAGGTCTACGCCAATGTCTACATCGACGACAAGAATCTCGGTGGCTTCCCTGGCTGGTACGAGACGATGCGCCTGCTAAGAGCTCACCCAGACTACTAAGCAGACCTACTACGATTGAGGGGGCGTGTGGCAACAGCTACACGCCCCCTCAAGTATTTGCTGTGAGAGGTATATTGGAGGTATCTTTGTGGTAGATAATCCCCACCACATCAGTAATATGCCCAAGGGTCGAAGTAAAGAGCTCATAGAGCGCCGAAATCGTGACCTCTATAAGGACTACCGTCACCTTATGGATGTGAAGAAGCTGCGCTACTCGGCAATCATCACTATGCTCTCTGAGAAGTATTACATCTCGGAGTTCACGGTGCTTGATGTGCTGCGCTCATGCATCCGAGAGGAGGATGAACCCAAGGAGTGCAAGAAGGAGTTTACGGGCTTTAGGGTCTCTCGATGGAAGTCTCGAGCGCAATCCTCACAGGAGAGCTTGGGGGAGTTGTTTGTCGAGTGATAACCTCTGACACCCGACACGTGTAGGTCTCCTGGTAGACCTTAATGCCATGATCAAACGTGTAGAACTTGCTCTCTATTCGGACTAGCCCTGACCCCGCACTTCCAGATGGATGGAAACCCTGGAGGAGTTGATGCATGCGTGCGCGCATCTCCTCGCGCTGTTGAATGAACAGTTCTGTGCCGCTGCCGATGTGGGTGTCCTCGTAGCAGTCAATGATTAAGCGCGCCTTGATGCGTGCTTCTCCGAACTGGCTCCCCCCTTGTATTTCACTCCAGTCGACCTGCTCTAGGTCAACAAGCACTGCGGGGTATGTGAGCTCATACATGAGCTTACCATCGTCATCTACAACCTCCAGCTGTCCATAGTCTTCGTCTACGACCATTAGCTCAGGCATACCATTAGAGATATGCTGTATGATGGGCAGAATTAAATACTCCATAGTTATTCTTTGAGTGCGTTATCGCTAACCTTGTTAATACTCTTGATGATCTCTTCGTTGATACGCTCGCGTAGCTCCTTACTCTCGCCGATGAACTGTCGCTTAGGCATACGTACCTTGATCATCAGCTTGTCGCGTGCGCCTAATGCTATGCGCTTCCACTTCTCGGCAGCCTCTCCTCCCTTGTCTCCCCCAGCGTGGTAGTACTGCGCCCAAAACCACTTGCGCATTTTGGGCGTGACAGTGGGGTTAGAGATAAGCATACCGCCCTCATTGTGTATGCGGGCATAAGGGACGGGGTTGTAAACCAGTACAGAAGCTCTACTCGGCACAGCTTCAATGCTACTCATTAAGTGGTTGCGTGCGGAGGTGAGCGTGCGGTACTGAGCTGAGGTGCTTGACCCTCCCTCTCGCTGGGCACGCTGCCATGGACGCAAGCCTCCATCGACGAAACCCGACTGTCGGAAGTTAGCCTTGTAGTGTTGCTTCGCCAGGACCGCAACCTTGCGAGGTAAGACTACATTGATCTCCTTCTCATACTCTGCGGTGAGTCGGGTAATGACTTTAAGGAGTTTAGCAGATTGCATTGTAAAAATTAATGACTATCTTTGTTTTGGATCTAGCCGTTGAGTAATCAGCGACTGGAACCCCCCTAAGGGAAGCCTCATGGCTTCCCTTTTTTAGTTTCGAAGACATGTGCCTTGCCTTTGTGGATGATGACTATGATTCTCTCCTTTGAGCTTCTCTCGAGGTAATTATTGACATAGGCTGTGACGACTTTCATGTCATAATTGGACGGTATCTCGATAGCGAAGTGCGTAGCCTGCGCCTTTGCAGCAGAGATCTTATTGTGGAGCTTCCCCTTCTGCTGTTCAGCATCAAGTATTTCGGGTTTATCCTTCATCACCTTTGCATCAAATAGTCTACCTCCAATCAAGTAGTCGGGGTTTTTCCTCTCAACAACGCCAGGCGGATGAAGAATAGCTCTTCTGCTTTTTGCGTCCTTGTCAGAGGGATCTACATATGGGAGTAGGTAAACCTTCTCACCTAGTACCTCTGTCAAGATCTTTGCTACACGTACATTTTCATCAAGCTCCGTCTTTAGATGATGCGGACTTACGTAAATCTTCCCCTCATACCCCTCAACCTCTGTGTAGGTTTCAGATAGAGGAGGCTTGGCAGAAGTCTCGTGTATCACCTTGTCTACATAAGGGCAATTATGGCAGTCCTTGACTCGATTAGAGAGGTGCTTGCGCACCCAGCCCTTAATGCCCTTGGAGGAGTAGAACGGGCACTTGGAGCAGCTCTCGGGATAGTAAGGGTGCTTATCCGTGATGAGCCCCTTATAGGCGGGGTTCCCTTCAAGTCCGCGCTGTGCCTGATGCTCTGGCTTTGCAGCCTCCTTGCGCTCTTGCGGATCGAGACGCTGCACGTCAGCATCGGTGGCGTCTAAAGAGCACTTACAGTTCCATCGGTCACCTGGTCGATGCTCTTGCCAGAAGGGATCATCCACGGGGAGGATGACGGGCTTTGACCAGAACACCTGATGACTTGACTCGGGAGATACCGACGTGGTAGGCATCCACTGCAGGTTGGGGAAGATGTCCTTATTGGCTTCGAACTCGAGCCAGTCAGCCGCCTGGTGAGCACGAATGACAGCGGTGTCGTACTCGGTGCGTAGCCACGAGCCTACCTGATGGCGAGCGATGGGGGCAACAGCCTTACGCCACTCCTCGAAGGAGCGGAGCTTCCCGTCCTCCCCGATGAGTCGCTCTGCCATCTTTGTTCCCATTGCGTGGGTCTTGAATACGGAGAACACCTCGTTGGAGTGGCGGATGCTTCGCAAGAAGCCTTCCTCGTGGGTCGGTGGGTTTATGCTCTCGGAGAGCCCTTGCACAGCCCCAGAATTCATAATGCGCAGCACCTCCCTCCACGCTGTTGGCTCGATGTCGTTAGAGACATCAAACCCGTCGTATATCTTGTGTAGGAAGCCCTCCAGTACATCAGGGGAGAATACCGCCTCTGGTGGAGTGGAGTTGCTTATGGATGAGCAAGAGGCGCAGGGACAACCATAGTAGAGCTCGTTGATCAGAAGTCGTTGTCCGCCCCGAGAGGAGTCTCCCCTGGGGCTAAACCGAAAAAATGCGCCAGCTTGTCCTTGATTCCCTTGCTTCCCTTGTCATCTTTCGTTGGCTCTTCGGGCGGCGTTTTATCATCCTTCGAAGCCCCACCGAGGGCATCATCAAGCGCTTTGCGACGTTCCTCAAGTTCGGCCATCTGCTCGTCGAAGTCCTCGGGCTTTTTCACCCCGAGGGTCTCGTACACGTCGTCAGGGTCGAGCGGTAGGTTGAGCTGCTGCATCTTGAGGTAGATGTCCGCTTGACGCGCGGTGTCAACCTCCTTGCGCTTTGCGCTGACAAACTTCCCGCCCGACACATTGAATCCAAGTGACTCAAAGATGGGGAGCATGTAGTAGTTGAGTACATCAAGCACAGTGTTGCAGTCATCTTCGTTGAGCTCCTCTTCTACCGCTTTGTGCACAGTGCCGAGTGCTTGTGTGCCTGTGGATGACGCCGAGGTGGTGAGGGTGTTGCCAAGGACACGCACGGCGATCTGGTTGTCCCAGTAGTCCGTGAAGTCTTTGAAGAGCTCAGATGTGCCAGACTTGGCGTTGCTCTCAACAAATTGGAAGTTGCTCTCCGCTGGGTGGATGTACACGGCGTTGTTGCCTCGCTGACGGGCGTCAAGGAGGAGCTGTCGACGTGTCTCTTCGTCGCCAGCATTATAGGTGTACTCCTGGATTGGAATAGCATAGAGTTCGCAGTACTTAGCCCAGTCTGCGTAGTTATTTCGTTTGTAGAGAACCGCTACGAGGATTTGAGCTAGGGTGCCAAGGTCACGCTCACCTCCGACGAACAGCATGTTAGGGAACTCGGAGATGGGAGTCCCATTGCTGTCTGTCTGATGTCTGAGCAGGACCTGATTGACTGGGTCGTAATGCTTGCGAGGCACGGAGTAGAAGCGGATGTCCCCCTCATCATCAGTATAGAACTGTAAGAGCGAGAATCCCCAGAACTGCGCCAGGATGATTTCCTCGCGAAGCTGCTTCATCCATGGGGACGCGAGCTGGCGGTTGATCTCTTCGTCGGGTACACCGTCTCGAGAGAATTCAATGGGCACCTTAGTAACCCCTTTAAGCCGCTTGGCTAATACCCCTGCAAGGTGCAGGTCCATGAGCGCCGACTCATACATGTCGTATAGTCGAGAGCGGAAGGAGAAGTCTACGGCCTTTGCGGAGTTGATCGCATTGATGTACTTCTGTATGTCGAAGTAGAAAAGCTCAGGGGCGCTAAGGACGATGTCAACAACCTCTCTGCTGTTGTATGATCCCTCAGAGATGCGTCGAGCAGGCTGAGATTCCGCCTTATGATACTGCTTCGTTTTCTTCCGTGCCATTGCTGTCAAGGGTGTAAGGGGTGAGGTCTACTGCTTGCTTGGCTGTCCAGCACTCGGAGAGACACTGCTTGATGTGGCCAAGCGCGGAGAGGATGAAATGCTTGTATTGGTTAAGCGTGGAGACTTGATAATAGTAGGCCTCATCCTCAGAAAGCCCCATCTTGATGATGGTCGGCAGGTTCACGCCATCAAAGAGCTTGGCGAAGGTGAACTCTCCTAGGAAGTTGCGCTGGTTGGTCTCGTCGAGCCATACGTGGCGTGTGACGGGCGTCTCCTCCAGCGTCGTGTAGCTGAAGCCACGAAGCACCCGATCGTCGCAGAGATCGTTGTATGGGCGGTAGATGACCTCCGCCACCTCATGCAGAGAGGGGCGGTGGTCAAATACTTCGGTGAGATAGGAGTACTGCTTTGGAGCTCCCTCGTTGCTGTCGATCTCCTGGAGGTCATAGGCGAGGAGGTAGCGCTCATTGAGCGGGTCAATACAGTAAATGAGCTTACCGCTCATATAGGGGTTGCCAATTTGGCGATCTGTCGTTACCATTTGCTAAGGTCTGGTCTTTCGTCAAGGAGGAACTTGTAGTGCTTGAGCTTTCGGAGCTCTTCGGGAGAGGAGGCTTTGATCACCTTGCCACGGAAGATGGGGACGAGGAATTGTCGTGTCCAGTCCCATTTGGTGTAAACCCCACCGTCGGCGTTCCTGCCCCATGTCTCGGTGTTTGTTACATACACTTCGTTATCGTTGAGGAGCTCGCCAAAGAGGTTGCGCATAGCGCATCCTACATTTTGACTCCCCCCATTCTTTCGTGTGACAATGTCCATATATCGCCCACCTACGACCTGGAGTACTGACGTCTCCAGTGCATACTCCTTGCGCTCGTATTTGCCGAGCGGGTGAATTCGGCGCTCAACGCCTCCAAAGTGTCTCCACTCACGCATCCACACAAGGGCATTGTAGTGATCGCCTATGCTTGCATGATCTCTTCGCGTGGTGACAGCGCCACGCACAGCATCATTCTTGGAGTGCGCGCAGTAAGCACCTTCTTTCGTGTATGTTGACAGAGAGAGCATGAACGAGCTTGGAAGCCAGATATAGCCGAAGGCGGTTGGATAAGGGCACTCCTTGTAGATGGGGTTACGATTGCCATCCTGCACGATGACGCCAGGGCGATCGGAAATCTTCCCTTGAAGGTTGCGCGCGGTGGTTCCTGCCATCCCCGCCTCGGGTAGCGAGAAGAATCCCCTGAAGTACCGCTCATCCTCCGTGGTTCCTTCCCCCCATCCATAGATATCTCGCAGTTTGAAGTTACCGTGATGTGCCCAGAGGAGATTACGGAGGTCCTTGTACTCCTCATAAGAGAGCTGGTCGTACATCGAATGCAGAAGCATGAACTTGTACTGCATTTCGCCCTGCTTGCCGAGCCTCTTCCTCTCCCCAATAGTCATCTCGGGGAGGCTTTCGCCCTCTTGCCAGTGCATCGGAACAGCTGATATAAAGGCCTCCTTATGCTCTTGCCAATGAGGCTCCCAGTCGGCAGGGTTCGTGGAATTCGTGAGCCAAATCTCCATCTCGCTGTCGATGAACTCGGTGAGGACAGAGGTGTAGAGGTAGGCTGCGCCGTGAGGGATGCTTGCGACGTAGTCCAACACAAAGAGCGGGTACTCGTTGTTGGAGAGTCGAATGACCTTGAGGATCTTGCCATCTGCATCCGTGAAGACCGCTGAGATCATGCATCCTCGCTCCCACCTAAATCGATCGGCATAGGGCTCTGGCTGGAAATATCCTTGATGCTTGACTTCGTCTTTTGGATCGTCGGAGTTGCTGTATCCGTTGTTGCACAGGGGGAATTTCACCCTCTTGTACCCCTTGACCGGTACTTTGATGTACGAGTAGAGGTTACAGGCATTCTCGTTGGTGTAGCCTGCGCGGTACTTGTAGATACACTCAGAGATGTTCTTGCCTTCCGACCCTTTAGGACAGCGGATATAGTGCTGGAGTACGGGCTTCAGCTTGCTCTCAATCGCCTTCAGATCATAGAGCTTCCCTTCTGGACGGCGTGGCTCATCGAGAAGCGAACTATACACCTGGTAGTCGGTGCAAGTGTCCCCATCGTGGATGCCTTTATACCAGTAGTGTGGCTCGTTCACCCAGATTCCACCCTCTTCGGCGTCGGCTAGGTTGGTCGGCGTGGATAGGTCTCTCGTGAGCCCATCAGCGTAGTAGCCGAAGTGGTCATCCCTGAGCGGATAGACCACCATCTCCCCGCGCTTCTCCTCACGACCACGCCAGCGATGGCGCGCCTTGAAGATGCGTAGCAGATGCCCCGAGGGGGTGTAGGGCTTGTTAAAGCCAAAGCCCGTCTGATTGTCGTGGTTGAACCAGCGGTCAGTAGCCAGCACCTCCTGCGTGAAGCCCTGCTTATCCACCGTGCGGTTGACGTACCCTACGATGGTGTACTCGGGCTGTCGAATGCTGAGCTCGGGGAAGTGTGCCGCGAGCTTGTCGTACTCGACATCTGAGATGAATTGCGTTAGGCGGTACGTCCCTACGAGTGCACAGGTCGTGGTGAGGGAGCCCGAAGCGGAGATCCCCCCCTTGCTGAGGAAGCGGTTGAGCCAGGCAACGTCACCCGTGCGATCAATTCCGACGATACGTAGGTGCGTCACAGCGGCGAGCTGCTCCAGGAGCGCCTCCCAGTCGATCTGTGGGCATCCCTCATACCAGAGGCGGGTGACAGCCTCAGAGTTCAGTCCTACGATCCCTTCTGTAGTGAGCTTGGGGAGGTAGCGAAGTCGAAGCGTCGTGAGCGATTCGGGTAGACGAAGCTCTGTGATGGGGGAGCCGTTTGCCAGCACAATATCCGTAAGAACTGTGTTCGATGCATCGAGCTTCTTCAGGCGAGGGTTGCCCGTCAGGTCGAGCGAGCGGAATGAAGGGGAGCGAAGCCCCGCCACACTCAGCTCTTCGAGCACACGACACGCACCTACGGTGACGGCCGTGAGGGTTGTCTGACCTGTGGCGCATGAGACGTTGAGCTTGGAGAGGCGGTAGCACTTGTCGAAGTTCGCCGTGCCGACGATGTAGGCACTCACGTCTGATAGGTCAAGCTCCGCCATACGACTCGCGCCGTAAATATTCTGCGGGTCGTTGACGATGAGGTCCGTGTCAAGCTCCAGGGAGACCATCGAGCCCGCTGCGTCCGCTCTCACCCCTGAGACATGGGGAGCCTTAGAGGTGTAGCCGTAGCCAAAGTAGTAGCGCTCGCTGGCGGTGATATTGATGCGCTTGCGGTCACTCGAGAACTGGTGTGCGAAGTAGAGGCGCAGCGCATCGGCTCGATACGTTCCCGCCAGGTGCTGGGCGTCGAGCAGTGCAAAGCGGTCGTTGATCATCGCCGTGCGGTGAGCATAGCGTGAGCCCTGCAGACAGTAGAGGTAGTCGATGCCGCTCGCCGTATAGGGCTGGAGGTACTTGTACTCACCGTCCTTGTTGTACGCGCGCTCAGACCAGTTCCTCATGAACTTGCCGTTGAGCATCTCCAGTACTCGCTCCTTACTCATCGTGGCGCGGATCTTCTGCGCCGTCTCGTGGAGCTTGTCGGGGAGTGCCTCTCTGACGAGCTGCCAAAGGAGGGAGTCGTGACCTGCGTAGGCATAGGAGCCGATCGTCTCGTCGAAGGTGTTCTCGTCGATGGTGTAGTCGTAGACGACCTTCCCATCGTTACGCACCCCGAGGACGGTGTCGTTGTCGTAGGGGAGGAAGTACCACCGCAGCCCGTCCCAGGTGGCGAGCATCATGTTCTTGGCGCGCTGGTCCACCATCATAAAGTACTCAGTGAGGACGTACCACCCCGTGAGGCTATCCACGTCGAAGTAGTCAGCCACCTCGCGCTTGAATTTCGTAGCATTTCCCTTGCAGTTGATGATCCACTTCCAAAGGCGGCGCACGGCCGTCTTTTGCCCTTCCGTGGCCGTGTCCCACTCGACCCCGTCAGGGTGGCGGAATTCAAGTGCAGTCTTAAAGCTCGCCATGTTGTCGGTCGTGAACAGAGCGAGTGGCTCGGAGTTGTTGAGGAACTCCAGACACATACACTTGTCGTCCTTGACGAAGCCGAAGACCTCCTCACTACCACTCTTGTCGTTGTTGAAGTTGTACTTGCCGAGGTAGGTGTTGTGGCCAGACCCGTCGAGGTCGAAGAAGGCATCCATAGGGAAGCCGTCGATAGCTATTCGAACGCCCTGCGAAGCCTTCTGGGGAGGAGTTAGAATGCCTGCTCTGCGGAAGGTCTCGTCGATGAGCTTCGCCAGCCCCGTATTGTGCGTCGAGCTCGACTCGGCGAAGTCCGCCTTAATCGTGAAGATCGAAACGGGTACGGCTCCAGGCGTAAAGGCATACTTAAGCTCCTGCTGCTCGATGCCGCCCACCGTGAGGGTGGTATTGTACTTCTTCTTGCGGTCGAGGTAGATGCGGTAGTTCTTTCTGGGATAGGTCGTGGAAGACGTCCCTTGGATGCGCAGCCCCGCCCCCTTGCAGACGAAGTCGTACTGCTTGCCGAAGCCCGAGTAGAAGTAGATGTCTACCGATACCTCGAACTTTTTTGTGTTGGTCTCGTTGACCAGGGGAACATTGCCCACGATGCGCAGCACGCTCTTGCCTTGGCTACGTAGCTTGTCGAGGGAGACGGCTCCGTCGTCGCCGAGGACATCGTTGCGCTCATAGAGCGTCACGACCTCAGATGCATCAGGGCGGGAAGCTATGTAGTTGCTGAGCACCTCATCGTCGGAGAGTGCGCGGCCATAGAGTCGTACGGCACGCAGGCGTACATCGGCATGCTGGCTGGTCACGTCAATGGGCTTGGAGGCAACTTGCAGGAGGGTGTCCGCCTGTCCATAGCTCACCGCACCCGATCGGATGCCATTGACATAAATCTCCAGGAGGCGACTCCCCGACTTAGGCTGCACGACAAAGGCAATGCGATAGAACTCACCCGTAGCAAACTTGGTGACTACGACCGCACCTGACGCGGTGCGCAGCTCGGCATGCTTACCCGTGACGATAAATCCGACCCCCTTGTCGTCAAGGCAGGAGACGACCGCGCCCGTCGATGAGAGGACGTTGTCGGTGCGAAGCTCCAGCTCGATCGTACCGCCAAGCCCCATCGGGTCGGTGGCAAAGAAGGTCGCAGGAATAGTGATGGATGAGCCGTTGACAAGCTGGAGCGACGAGCCGTCCCAGCCACCAGCAGCCCAGTCAAACTGACGGAAGGAGGTGGAGATCCCGCTGCTCTTCCACGTGGCAGGATTAGCCTCGGAGTTGCTGCGTCCGAGTGCTGAGAGAGCGAGGGTCACGCCGTCGGTGACCTCCCCTACGTTGACGTGCCCCTCGCGCACGGAGATGGTGAGGTCGTAGCTTACGTCAAGGCGCGTGGATAGGCGTGCAGGGATGTCCCCTGCAACGACGCTGCGTGAGGTGTAGACCTCCGCACCTCGGCCCATAGAGAGCGACAGTGCCTCAGCGTCACCTACCTGGAGTGATAGATCTGCGGGTTGTCTCTGCGGGTCGTAAAGGGCATAGCTAAAGCTGTAGCTCGCAAACTGCTCTGCGTCTAGGCGCGGTGAGAGGTGCTCCTCGGCTGGGAGGATATGCCCATCGTGTCGGCGTAGCATGACTCCGATGCGGGGGAGGTCCTCCGTCTTACCGACGTAGTAGTCGAAGTAGATGCTCTCACTACGGATCTCCTTAGCTCCAATAGTGAGCTCGGCGATGAGCTGAGCCGTATGACGGCCCTCGTGTGCCCCCTGGAGGGGTACCTGGAAGGTGCCGTTAGTCGTACCCGCACGTGTGACGCTCTGAACGCTGTAGCTCACCCCATCGATGTAGAGGGTGATGGTCTTGTTGCCCACCCCAGTGACAGCATAGGGGATAGCCAGGATGTCCGTTGTAGCGTAGCCTGGTAGCCCCGAGGAGAGGGAGTAGCTTGAGTTAAGCGCAAGGGCGTAGACAGCTACAGAGGTGGCGATCGTGCGCTTCTGCGTCTTGCCCTCGGCATTGGTGGCCGTGGCGAGTATCTGCACGTCGACCGTCCCCGCCGTGGTGAGGTAGGGTGTGAGGTCCAGGGTGTACGTCCCCGCCGATACGTCGGGGATGGTCTGCTCCAGGAGCTGCGTCGCCCCTCGACGGATGGTCAGGCGTATAGTTGCCTGAACACCCGTAGGCGCCTCGTCATTGTCTGCCGACACATGTCGGTAGGTGTAGGTGAGCTGTGCGGTGTCGCCAGCCTTGACCGCTGATTGCGAGACCGAGGAGGTGAGGATGATGCGGGTGGTCTGCTGATCGCCTCCACCGCCTCCCTTACCCCCTGCAGGGAGATCAACAGAGGCAACCTCTCCCCCCTGCTTGTTGGTGAGCTTGAGTGTGACGGTCTGCTCATCATCGGAGAGCTGAGCGTCCATACCTGCAATCGTTGCACGCTCCACCTCGTTGAGCTTGGCCGTGACTGCTGCATTAGATACAGCATTGGTGCTCTCTGCGCTGAGGGTGTCGTCAACGGCCACCTCGTCGATGGAGATAGCCACGTTGCCCGACTCGTCGGGGAGCGACTTGACCCCATTGAGCGTCACGCTCTGTACAGTCCCACTCTTGGTCTCGATATTTACGATGCCCGAGTCGTCAGGAGCGACAGTGCTGCCGTTGACTGCCACCCCCTGCACTGGTGCTTTGGGGATGGTGAGGTCAACGTTACCACGAGAGTCGGGAGGGAGGTTCGTACCGCCCACGGAGATGCTCTGCACGGGAGCTTGAGGCACACGGATAGGCTTATAGCTACCGTCGCCTGCAAGGTAGTGATCCTCACCAGCATCGGTCTTGATGAGGTCTACCTTCGCCTTATCTGCATCCGAGTATGGGTTGGCAAGGTGCACCTGCAGATGTGCAACTTCCGTGTAGCCCGACCCCGTGTACACGTAGATACGCCCGTTGTCCGCTGCCGTAGGGTGGGCAGCGTCATAAACGGCAACGAGGTTGCCCCTGCGCAGGGGCTTGTCGTCGTCGCCAGTGGGAGTCGTGTCGGCTGTCATCGCCGAGATGGAGGTGTACACCTTACGTACGCCGAGAGCTCCACCTTCGCGCTCTACCTCGGCGACATAGGCGGCGACATCGCGGATGAGATAGCCGAGCTCTTCGGGTGTGATGGAGCCCGATTCAGTCTTGGACGCGAGGGCCTCAGCGCGTTTGATGAGGTCTATCTGAGAGTTGTTCATACGATAGAGTAGTCTGTCTTAATGAGAGCAAAGGCATTAAGCCCCTGACCGTCAAATTCGTTGATGCGCTGGCCATCCTTCTGCAGCGAGATGCTGCCCCCTGCGATGATGATGTCGTAGGTCGTCCTTTGCCAGATATCTACTACGTTGCGAAGGGAGAAGTAGAGCTTGTTGGAGTTGGGTCCATCGATGGTGTACATCGTATTCACAGTATCTGTTGATCTGATGACATTGTTATCTATGGGGATATGCAGCTCGCAAGCCCTAAATCGAGGGAGTCCGCTGATAACATGTAGATTCATGGTGCCGACCTGCTTGCCATCGCGAAGGATACGATAGCTGTCAACCTTCGCTTCTTCGCTCCTCGGGATGAATGGGCGTGAGTTGTTATTGCTGTTCGCCGATAGCTTGTATGCAATGTAGTCTCTGTTGGATGGACGCTCACGAACCGCTACAGCGGTCTTGCGCACGCGGGTTGGATGCGTGCTCCCGTCAGCAAAATCCATAGAGCGGCTTTCGTCGGTCGAGGGGACAAGGTAGATCTCTGATGGGAGGTTGCCCAAGCCGAGGCCATTAAAGAGCATTTCAGTCTCGTCAACCTCATAGATAGCCCCCGCAATAATGACGTGTCCAGAGGATATGAAAATGCGTGCGCCTCCACTCGTTTGATCACCTGAGATGTAGCATCCGTCAAGGATGCCGTCTCCACAGAGGCTTGCCAGTAGTGCAACACTACTGGTGATGTTGTCGCTGAGTTGCTTGAGGTCGTCGAGGGAGATAGGCTGCCCGCCCTCAGTGAATTTAATCTCATTCATAGTCGTAGTATTCTATCTTGTATGTTCTGCCTGCAGGCTTATAGATGTTGATGAATCTGATGATTTCAGCTTCCTCGCTACGGAGGAAGGAGGGGATGTGGACGATGAAGTCAGGCTCGTGCTTCCCCTCATGTGCGAAGCTGAGGTAGAAGGGGTCTTGGCGCTCGGAGATTAGGTGTAGGTGAAGCGGTGCATTCCCCTCCGATGAGAAGTAGAGGTAGAGCTGCTTATCGTCCGTGTCGGTTATATAGATCGCTCCTGGAGAGAGTCTATACTTCTCGTTAAGCGCAGCGACGAGGGAGAAGGTCTGCCCCGTAGTGTTGAGCCGTCGGTGCACGTCTCCACGGAATTGACCGAATCTGTCAAGGAGTCTCCTGAGTGGAGTTAGTAGTGCTCGTAGGATAGCGAGGAGTACCTTTGATCGGAGAACTGGAGGGAGCATATCCGCTGCGAACTTGAGCGGGTCGAATTTATACCACATAGCGAAGCGTTGAGTTGAGGTCGTCAGAGATTATTGAACCGCTGAATGCGGTGTAGTTATTGCCGTCAATGCTCTTGTATGTGCCGGAGTCTGGGCGTGCAGAGCAGTCACCGAGGATGACATCTGTGACACCTTCGACGGCTTGGATAGCGTCGACGAGCTTCGTCTTGTTGAATGTGCCACCGAATGTGATGCCGCCGAGATAGGCGTTGATAGCGTCTTCAACGGGTCGCGAACCATCTCGATAGCGTACCCCCTGAGGAGAGAGAATCATCGGGTCGGCATAGATGGTTGCCGCTATGCGGATGTGGTCCGCAGGGGCGGTGCGAACAGAGATGACAACGCCTGCTGGCTTGAGCGTACGTATATATGCTTCGAACGCCGTTAGTACCTCTTTCGATAGCGCTTCGGGGCGCCCGCTCTTTTCTCCTGACACGAGGATTTGGATGCTCCCACCGCGGTCGCGTACTGCGGCGTACTTCACCACCCTACGTTTCTCGTCTACCTTGCCATAGTGGTACTGCATTGTCGCCTCGTCAAGGGTGAGCTTGTCGCCATGCTGATAAGCCAGCGCCTTGTGATAGTACCAAGGAACGGTTGCCACGATAGCACGCTCAAGCGTACGCTCAACGTCATCGCGGTGTCCGTCGAAGATGCGCTCCACAACATGGTGCGCAGCGGCAACGATGAAAAAGAGGATATTCTCCAGGCTGACCAGAGAAAAGACTGAGCGGAAGGTGTCACCCTCCTTGAGCTGGTACTTCTCGCGGATGACTGGATCAGCCATGAATGCGTCGGTCATCTCTCGCTTGATTTCGTCTACGGTTCTTGCCATGTCTATAGTCGTGTAGGTCTTGGTCGGTCGCTGTCGATGATAAAGCGAGCGTTTTGCCGTGCGTCCTCTTGTGGGAGGCGAGGAGCTCCGCCAATGGTGATGTCTCCCGCGGCGACCATCTTGAGCCACTCCATTGCTCTTTCATATCGGTCCTTGCGTATGCCCGACATCTTGTAGGGGTTGTGGATGGTGAATAGGTGGTAGAGTGTGATGTCGATTGCGTACATGAGGATGAGCGCGTGTCTGTCTTTCCCCCTTGCGCTGAAGATGGCAGCTACGTCGTATGCCTTGTCAAGATACCCCTGCATCTCTCCAACAGCTCTATCCTCGCAGGTCTCGATGATCTCGGGGTCGTAGGAGGGGTTGGCGACACCTGGCTGCGTCTCCTTTCTCACGAGCGCCCCTAAAATCTCCTTATGGATAGAGGAGTCGTAATCGGTGAGGTCAATGAAGTTGTCCATATCTCTATAGTCTATACTTGTTGTCATGTCGAAGGTCTTCGACGGGGATTGTGATTGTTGGCTCAAACGCTCGCAACTTGTCGTCAAGAGCACGGATGCCCCCTTCGATCGAGTCGGGACCGTCCGCTGGGTAAGGCAGTGAAAGGTCGAAGAGCTGAAATTGCTCACGCAGCTCAAGCATCATCGGATTGTCCTTTTCTTCCTCATTGAAGACCCAGCGTGCCTCTCTGTCGATTGGCTCAAGTCGCGATTCAATACGTGCCGCCTTGTCGGTCTTCTTCTTCTCGTCCGCTCGGATATGTAGGCTCATCTTTCGCCTCTTGTTCGCTTCAGCGAGGAGGGGACGGAAGACCTGCTGGAAGAAGGGGTCCTGGAGCTTGTTGTTCTCTATGTAGTGGTAGACGGGTGCTGCCCCACCGACGTACTGCTCAAGCTGGAAGTACCAATCGATGAAAGTGGCGTTGGTCTCATGGGCAAGAAAGCCCTTGATGATGTAGTAGCGCTCCTTGTACTTGCCGAGTAGCCACAGGGATTTAGTTGAGCTCTTCTTGCTTCGGCTATCTGAGTAGGCAGGGTCGCCATACGTGACTAAGAACTGAAACTTATGGAGTGGCGGGACCTTCCCCCACGGGAGGAGCTTGAAGAACTCCCCCTCTTCGAGAGGATTGTTGAAGTACTCCGCTTGTGCAGCGCGCTTGCTAATCTTGGAGAGCGTGCGGTTGATATGCTCCTCGCTATTTTTCTCGGGCCATGTGCTCCTGCCGTTTTTGTCTCGGATATTGACAACGTCCCAGCTGTTGGCCAGCTTGCCTGCACGTACGATGCAGCAGTCTTTGGCGATGATGTTACCGCACCAGACGACCAGTAGGGGTTCGGAGATGGATCGTGTACCATAGAGCGCCTGCTCCCACCACTCCCACTTTTTCTTCAGCACCTCGGGGTTTTTGCAGTCGGCATCGGTGTCAAAGTCATCGGTGTAGATGACATCGGGTCGGATGTACTCATTACGTAGACCACGAGGAGCCGACCCCGCCCCGATGGCCAGGAACTTAGCCCCACAGCGGGCGGTGAACTCGCCTGCCGTCCATGCTCCCAGTGTCTGTTGGTCTCCGTAGAGCTGGCGCAGACGACTGTTGCTCTCAAGGTTGATCTTAAGAGGGGTGAGTAGGCGTATCGCAGCGTCCTCCGTGGCGGAGGCGCAGACGATGAAGCGCTTGCGCCCTGTAAGCACCAGGTAGAGGAGAACGAACATCACCGTCGTGCTCTTGGCTAGCTCACGAGACCAGGAGAGCACCTCGTACCACTCATCGTGCTCAATGAGTCGAAGGATAGCGCTGACGTGGAATTTGGAGAAGGGGTACTTGGCGTACTTGGGGAAGCAGTGTTGTATCCATCGTATGGGGTCTGCTTCCAGATCACGACGCAGCTTATCGACCTCAGCCTGCGTGAGGGAGGTGTCGGTGAATACATCATTTAGCATCGAGCGGTGATACTCCGACCACTGCGATAAGGCTCTCTTTTCTTCGAGTTTCATCGCTTCGCCCCTCCCGTGACGTCTTGGATATAAGCGTTAAAGAGGTTGCTGAGCTCCTTGGCCCGCTCGGGATCAGAGGAGCGCATCCAGCTCGTCATAGCCATAGCCACCGAGACGAGATCCTCAATACCGACATCCTTCTCGAGCTTGGCGATGGCCGTGGCGAGCTTGTTGAGCGAGTCCGCTTCGGCGGGTGTTGCCCATCGCTCGGCAATAGGACGAGCAAGGATCGCCTCGTTGATGTTGGCAATCTGCTGGCGTAGCTGACGGATCTGCTCGGCAGGCGAGACTGAGGTCGCTGCCTTAAGCTCCTGCCAGTGATGCTCCCTAGCCCAACGGATAATGGTCTGGCGGGTGACACCGATGATCGAGGCCACCTCCTCCTGGGTGTAGTTGCTGTCGACGTAGAGACGTTGTGCCATCTCTCGCTTAGCTGTCTTATTAGTGGAGTCTATCTGCTTTGCCATTACTACATACCTACGGGTGATTTACTAAGGCAAAGTTCGCTCCGAAAACACCCTCTTTGCAAATCCAATTTTACCGATTATCATCCGCTGGTAGTGTCACACTATCAGATAGTTGTGTGTGTAAAATTGGATTTGCAAAGAGGGTGTTTGCGCTTATAAATTTGCTCTCAGAAATTATAATCGCATGGCACAGATAAGACGATTTTTTGACGTGATTCCCTCAGGGGGAGGTGAGGCAACTATCCTCCTCTATGGAGAGGTAGGAGACTGGTCAGAGGTCTCCGCCCGAGATGTCGTCACGCGCCTCCTTGAGCTTACGCGCACCTATGATAAGATCGACATCCGTATCAATAGCGGAGGTGGCGAGGTCTATTGTGGGTTGGCTATTTATGAGGCGCTTCGAAATAGTACGGCTAACCTCACCATATATGTTGATGGTATCGCCGCGTCGATGGCGGCTATCATCGCGCTTTGCGGGAAGCCTCTCTATATGTCACCCTATGCGCGCCTGATGCTGCACAATGTAAGCGGGGGGTCATGGGGGAATAGCAAGGAGCTCCGCCGAGTAGCCGAGGAGATGGAACAGCTTCAGGGGACGCTTGCAAAGATGATCGCAGGGCGACTGGGTAAGACGCCCGAGGAGATTGAGACAACCTACTTTGATGGGGAGGACCATTGGCTCACCGCTCAGGAGTGTCTCTCTATGAGGCTCATCGACGGCATCTACGCGATGGAAGAGGATGATGCGCCTCCTCTCTCTGAAAAGTCCACACAAGAAGAAATTCAAACGTATTTCCAAAACCGCCTGGAAAACCAGGCAATAAATAATGATGACATGGCACTAATCGATGAACTTCGCAAGTCCTGCCCTTCTATCACCGCCTCAATGGGCGAGGGTGAAGTGGTAAGAGAGGTGGCTCGCCTCTCCAATCAGCTCCGATCCTCTGAAGAAGAGAATGGTAAGCTGAAGGCACAGGTTGCCTCAATGGAGGCAGAGCGCAATAAGAGCATTCTTGATGCAGCTGTTGAGGCGGGTAAGATCACCCAGGAGCAGCGTGCGCACTATGAGGCTCTCCTCTCGTCAGCTCCCGAGGAAACGAAGGCGCTGCTCAACTCTCTCCCCTCGCAGAAGCCTAAGAATAAGCTGCCACGAGTCGAGGACCATCTCGCTCCAGAATCTACGCCTACGAGCAAGTTCGCTGGGAAGAGTTGGGATGAGCTCGACCGTGCAGGTCTGCTCGCAGACTTCAAGGCTACTAACTATGAGGGCTTCAAGGCACTCTTCCAGGCGGAGTTCGGCGTCCCCTATAAGGAGTAGCTGCTCTACCCAATTAACCAACAACCAATAACTATTAAGATTTATGGCACTACAGACACAGGTGTGGCTGAAAACGCTGCAGGAGAACTTCTTCCCCGACGACTCCTTTGTCGCCAAGTCGGAGAACGACTCCCAGTACGTCGAGAACAAAACGGTGCATGTCCCCAATGCGGGTAAGCCCTCGGGGGTGAAGGTCAACCGCCGCTCCCTTCCTGCTCAAATTCAGGAGCGAACAGACAACGAGCTTACCTACGACATCGATGAGCTCACGACGGATCCTATCCGTATCTCCCATGCGGATAGTGTAGAGCTCTCCTACGACAAGCGATCTTCTATCCTGAAGAACGACAAGGAAGAGCTCCAGAGAATTGCCTCCGAGCTCATCCTTCGCAGTTGGGCAAAGGGTGCAGATGCTGCTCACCCCATCCTGACTGACGGCGGTGAGCGTGATGCCCACACCGATCAGGGTACGGGTAAGCGTAAGAAGATGACGGCAAGCGTCGTACATCAGGTGGCCATGCGCATGGACAAGCAGAACCTGCCGAAAACAGGGCGCTACCTCATTCTTGATACAGACATGTACGGTGACCTTCTGGATAGCCTCACCGAGGCTGGTCGCTTCGCATTCCTCGCATCGGCGAATGTGACCAAGGGTACCGTCGGGCAGCTGTATGGCATCGACATCTTCTCTCGCAGTGAGGCGCTTCGCCTCAAGGCAAATGGCGAGATCATTGCCGAAACTAACGGTGGTGAAGCCACCGAGGTAGCAGCTGGCTTCGCTTGGCAGTCGGGCTGTGTTTCCCACGCCTTCGGGGAAGCGAAGATGTTCAGCTCGCTCGATGACCCCACGTACTACTCTGATATCTACTCCTTCCTGATGCGCGTTGGCGGTAGCCACCGTCGCTACGACAAGAAGGGTGTCTTCCTCATCGCAGAGGGTAACGTCTAACATCAAAGATCATGGCACAGTTACCACGAGTTAAAATCACCTTTGCCGAGGGCAACCTCGGCAAGGTGGGCGACTCTCCCGATGGGCTCCTCGCTCTCATGGTCGCCTCTACGGCCGTTGGCTCAACTTACGAGCTCGGCAAGGTTTATCCCATCCGTTCGGTTGGGGATCTGAAGGGCCTTAAGGTCACAGAAAAGAACAACGCAGCGCTCTATAAGCACGTGCGTGAGTTCTATGCTGAGGCTGGAGAAGGTACGGAGGTCATCATCTACGGCGTCGAGAAGACGAAGACGATGACCGAGCTCTGTACGAAGGGTGACACCGAAGAAGATGCTGGTGAGCTCCGAAAGCTCATCACCCTGTGTAAGGGCCGTCTGCGCGCAGTGGCCATCGCCCTGGACGCCCAGGATGAGCCTGAGGCATCAGAGGGGATCGTCGCCGATGTCCTCTCGGCTATCCCTAAGGCTCAAGAGACCGCGGTACATGCAACCGAGGCGCTCTATGCGCCCCTCTTCGTCGTCCTTGAGGGGCGTGGCTTCAAGCGTCAGGGGCTCAAGGACCTTGGCGAGCTCGCTTGCAACAGAGTAGGGGTCTTCGTCGGTGACACCCAGCCTGATGGTAAGGGTGCTGCTGTTGGTCTCCTGGCTGGTCGCATTGCGGCAAGTGCAGTGCAGCGCAACGTAGGTCGCGTGCGAGATGGCAAGATTGCCGCCGATGCAATCTATCTGAGTGGTCAGCCCATCGAGCAGCAGACGGGTGCTGTCGCTGACCTCTACACTAAGGGGTATATCTGCCCTCGTCAGTATGTCGGCCGTGCAGGATTCTACTTCTGCGACGATCGTCTGGCGACGAGTGAGTCTGACGACTATGCTCATGTCACTGCACGCCGAACGATCGACAAGGCCTACCGCATCGCCTATGACACCCTACTGTCTTTCCTCCTTGACGAGCTTGAGCTCGAGGCTGACGGAACGCTCCACCCTGCAACCATTCGCAGTTGGGAGCAAGAGATCACGTCGGCTGTCGACCGAGCTATGACCGCCAAGGGAGAGCTCTCTGCCGATGAGTCTACAGGTAGCGCTTGTCGCTTTGAGATCCTGCCTACCAATGTCCTTGCGACGTCGGAGGTGCGAGCAAAGCTCTCGGTGCGCCCCTTTGGCTATGCCCGCTACATCGACGTAGAGCTTGGCTTCACGGCCGTAACATCTAAGTAATCCTATCCAATGAACATCTACAACGGACGCGAGTACGAGTGGATGACCATTACCCTGCTCCTCGGCGGTCGTCGAGTCACGGGCCTCCGAGGCATCGAGTACACCGCCGAGCAGGAGCAGGAACCCATCTACGGGGCTGGCAGCCAGCCAATGGCAGTCCAGCGTGGTAACATCAAGTACTCTGGCACAATCACCCTTACTGGTAGCGAATTCCATCTCCTTCAGAAGGCTTGTGGTGGAAGTATCCTCGGCGCTTCGACAACCATCGTGGTGTGCTACGGCGACCCCTCTCAGGGCGATGTCATCCACACCGACACGCTTGTCGGCTGCACCTTTAGCAAGGAGGAAGACAAGTGGAAGCAGGGAGATAAGTTCACTGAATATACCCTCCCCTTCACCTTCCTGCGCAAGCAGAGTGCATAGTCCTTCGAACGCTTTTTAATCTGTATAAGAATGGAATTCAAACCCGAACAAATCGATTCGTGGAAGAAGCAGCATGGCAAGGATGCCATCTTCCTCATCGTCGTAGAGGATAAGAGCTGCGCTATCCGCAAGCCTACCCGCCAGGAGTTCAGCTTCGTCTCTGGCATCAAGGACCCTATCCAACTGTCGGAAACGCTCATCAAGCAACTCTGGCTGGACGGAGACAAGGAGATTCTTGAGGATGACGACTACTTCCTGCCAGCTATTGGCAAGATGGACGAAGTCCTCAAGCAGAAGGAGGCCGAGGTAAAAAAGCTCTAAGGGAGGCGGAGGCTATCTCCTCCTCCGAAGAACGACAGGTCTCCTGGGAGAGCTTCCTCTTCTTTGATACCTACATCCGCTACTACTTACACCTAAACCCCGATACGCTGCCCGATAATCAATGGGCGGCAACCATCAACTATCTCAACGAGCTGCGAAAGCTCGAAGCCCAAAGCAATGGATAAGCAGCTAAAATTCTTCATCAACCTCCAAGCCAGGCAGGAGAATGTCTGGTCGACGGCGCGAGGAGTTATTAGTGCTCTCGACAATATCGAGAGTAAAGCTAAGCGTGTTGGCGCGTCCATCAGTAAGGCTTTCAGCTTTTCCAACCTGGGTAGCCAGCTTAGTAGCATCCCTGGCTTTGCACTGCTAACCAACCCTTACGCCCTCATCGGCGGAGGGCTGGCGGCAGTATCAAAAATCGGGATGCAGGCTGAGCAGACGAGTATCGCATTCAAGACGCTTGTCGGAAATGGCGAGCTTGCAAACAAGATGCTCGGTGAGATTGCTGACTTTGCAGCACGCACCCCCTTTGACCGAATGCAGCTTACCTCTGGTGCACAGCAGATGCTCTCGTTTGGCATTGAAGCTAGCAAGGTTACGGGATATATGCGCCAGCTGGCGGATATATCGGGTGGTGATGCCCAAAAGTTCTCTACCCTGTCGCTTGTCTTTGGACAGGTGAGCGCCGCTGGTAAGCTCATGGGGCAAGACCTCCAGCAGTTCGTCGGTGCGGGCTTCAACCCCCTCAAGGAGCTTGCCTCGATGACAGGGGAGAGCTTTGAGGCGATGCAGGAGAGGATGCGTAAGGGACAGATCACCGCCGAAAACGTAGCGCAGGCGATTGCTCATGCTACGGGCGAGGGTGGTCAGTTCCACGGTATGATGGATGCACTGGGCAATTCTGGTGCGGGATCCTTCAATACGATGATGGGGGCTATCCAGGACGGTGCGGTAAGTATCTACGAGCAGGTCAAGCCCTACCTCTTAGACCTCTTCGCGATTGTAGGGAAGTACGTGCCTAAGGTCTTCGCGGTCATTGGTGGAGTCATCAATGCTGTTGTCGGTACAGTGCGCTTCTTCGAGCGGTGGAAGACGACAATCCTTATCATCACAGGGATCATCGTCTCACTCACCATCGCTGTCAAGCTACAGCGGATCGCGCAGTATGGACTTGCTGCAGCATCGCTTATTGCCAAGGGTGCTATGACGGCACTCGCGGGCGCACAAGCTGCCCTCAACGCGGTACAGGCAATGAGCCCACTAGGGATGATTGTCCTCACAATCGGGGTACTCATCACGGTGGTTGTTGCCTGTTGGAATAAGTTCGCAGGTTTTCGTGCCTTTATCCTCACGATGTGGGACACGATTAAGGGCTTCGGCAGTATCATCAAAGAGTACGTGACCAATCGTATCAACGAGCTGCTCGATGCTGTGGGCAACGTCGGCAAGGCGATCAAGCTGCTCTTTGAAGGGGACTTCTCAGGTGCTGCCAATGCCGTAGGCGATGCTGCTAAGGGCTTCGTCGGCGTCAATAGTGCCACACAAGCCTACCAGTCGTCTAAGGACCTCCTCAGTGGCGTTGGATCTGGCTACGACAAGCACCTCGCAGAAGAGATCGCTAAGGACGAGGCTAAGAAGCGTAATGAAGGCAAAGAGACTGCGTCGATATCCGTTCCTGGCCTGCTCGGAAGTAGCAGCAGTGAAAGTGTCATCTTTGGATCGGGAAGTGAAAAAGGTGGCAAAGGTAAGGGCAAGGGTGGCCGTGGAAAGACAGGCGATGCAATAGCCACTGGTGGTACGCGCAACACGCAAATCACGATGAATATCGGCAAGCTCGTCGAGCGCATCCAGGTGTCCATGATGGACAAGACCGATACTGCCGAGCTGGAGCGCAGCATCATATCAGTGGTCAACCGATCGCTGGCCATAGCAACAAGCACTGACCGATGACAACATTCGAGCTTGACACTATAATTAGGCGGCTGCCCATACCTCCACCCTTCCTCTTCAATCGATCTGGGGTATCCCTCCCTGACGGAGATCTCCCCGAGGTAGATGTGCCTCTCTCTGAGGAGGAGCTTGAGGAGGTGCAGACGAATGCCCTCGGCCTGCCGATGGTCTTCCCCGTGTCTCTGGCACTTGAAGGTGAAGAGCCGTGGCTACTCCCTCAGGAGCCGATGATCACCATCACAGGGCAGCATATCCTGACGAAGCGTCAGGTGTCAAAGGGGAAGATCCGTGGTTCCGTCAAGGAGCGCTGGACGCTCGATGACTATAGCATCAGACTTGAGGGCGTGCTTATCGGATCCGATGGACGCTACCCAAAGGATGATGTGCAGCGCCTGCGCAAGTACCTTGAGGCGGCCAAAGTATCCGCCTATTGCCCACTTCTGGAGCTCTTCGGTATCACTCGTATTGTCTTTGAGTCATGGGAGTTCCCGCACACCTCGGGTGACGCAAATCAGAACTTCTCCCTCCAGGCAGTGAGTGACGATACCTATAAGCTCCTACTCACTCGTCGAGACCTCACCAAGTAGTCAGCTATGTACACGATGATTTATGACATCCAGATAGGTGGCTACCAGCTCTCGATGCTCGACAAGGTGGAAATACACTCCTCGGTGGAGCTCCTCGCTGACACGGCTAAGATCACGCTCCCTGCCGCCGAGTACAACAAGGCTCTCGACATTGAGGATGCGATCCATCGTGGAGATGCCGTCACAATTCGCTTAGGATATGAGGAGACGGGACTCGTCGAGGAGTTCACGGGCTACCTGCAGCGCATTGCCACTGATAATGGTGACTTGACGCTGACGTGCGAAGACGACCTCTTCCTCTTCCGCAAACCTCTCAAGGATGCTGTACTGAAGAAGGTCAGTCTATCAAGCCTGTTGTCTCGCATCATTAAGGAGGTGGGTCTATCGCTCAAGGTCGAATGCACCTACTCCTGGGTGTACGACAAGTTCGTCATCAAGTCGGCGACCGCCTATGATGTGCTCAAAAAGGTGCAGGAGGAGTGCGGAGCAGACATCTACCTGCGTGACGGGGTGCTCCATCTACACCCCCCAGGAGAGGTCATCGGACAAGAGCGCCTATATGACTTCGGCTATAATGTTGAGTCCGCTGACCTCACTTACCGCAAGGCGGAGGACAAGAAGTACCAGATAACTGTCAAGGCGCTCTTGCCCGATGGGAAGGTGCGCGAGATAGAGGTCGGTACTCCTGGAGGGGACAAGATCACCGTCAAGTGCCCTACCTCTGATGAGGTGAGTATGCGCCTGCGCGGGGAGACTGAGCTGAAACGGCGCACCTTCGACGGATACGACGGCAGCATCGACACCTGGCTCATCCCTGAGTGTCGTGCAGGCGACACCGCAGAGATACACGACCCTGACTACCCCCACAAAGAAGGTACTTACTTCGTTCGCTCCGTTACGACGGAGTTCAGCTCGGCGGGCGGAAAGCGGAAAATCGAGCTGGGCTTTAGACTTAGCTAATAATGGACCCATATCGCGAGCTACACGAGCACCTCAGACGTATAGCTGGAGGTGCTCCAGCAACCCTCTTCCAGGGGGTGGTCACACAGGTCTCCGACCTTACCTGTGAAGTCTCCATTGATGGACTGCACGTTCCAGACGTGCGCCTAAGGGCATCTACCGAGGTGGATGGTGCGCAACTACTGATGCGCCCCGCCGTAGGTGCAGTCGTCATCATGGGGACGCTCACAGGTGATCTTGACCACCTGGTTGTGCTTTCAATGGATAGAGCCGAGGAGGTGATCATCAATGGAGGCTCGCTCGGAGGGATCGTCAAGGTCAAAGAGCTCACGAACAAGCTCAACACACTCGAGAGGGAGCTCAACGACATCAAGCAGGTACTCTCAAGCTGGACTCCCGTGCCTAATGATGGCGGAGCGTCGCTGAAGGCAGCCGTTGCCTCCTGGGCAGGTAAGCCGCTCACCCTAACGAGGAGAGAGGACTACGAAGACACTAAAGTGACACATTGATATGATAGGCATCACGCTTACCGCCGACTACGAGCCTCGCATCCGCCTTGTGCGTGACGAGGAAGGGCACATCGTCGAGGGGCTTACTCTCGGCGAGACGCTGCCGCAGAATCAAGCCCTGATACTCACCCTACATCAGGGTGAGCTTAAGGAAGCCCCTGCTGTCGGATGCGGTGTCTCAGATATGCTCCTTGATAACCAGCCACTGTACTGGCGAGCTCGCATTCGCGAGCAACTCGAGATGGACGGGCAAACTGTCAACTCCATCAAAATAACAACCTCGGGCATCCACATCGACGCCCACTACTAACTCTATTATGCGCAAGCGCCTTACTGTCCAACTTTGGATAGCCGTCCTCCTCACTCTATCGGGCATAGCACTCGTCTGGACGGCGTTCCTTGTCGTCCCTCGAGGTGAGATCCACAACTCCGTGCTCCTTGCATTTGGTGAGATGTCGACCTTCGCTGGGGCGCTCTTCGGGGTCGACTACAAATATCGGCTCAACAAGTACATGTATCAGCCGCCTAAACAAGGCACTAATCAACAAGACGATGAACAAGAGAACGATTAACTACATCGCCGTTCACTGTACGGCTTCCCCCCAAGGGTGGGGTGTTAGGGAGCTCCAGCAGGTCTTCCAGCAGCGTGGCTTCCAGCGCCCTGGCTATCACTATGTAATCACGGCTGACGGGGTCGTGCATGCGATGCAGCCCGAGGAGCTGATCAGCAACGGTGTCAAGGGCTACAACACGGAAACCATTAATGTCGCCTATGTAGGTGGTATCGATAAGTCGGGTAAGGGTATCGACAATCGCACTGAGGCTCAGCGTACCTCCCTGCGTAAGCTCCTCGGCGAGCTTCGTAGTCGATACCCCAAGGCTAAGATCCAAGGACATCGCGACTTCTCTCCTGACACCAATGGTAACGGTATCGTAGACCCGTGGGAGCGCGTTAAAGAGTGCCCCTGCTTCGATGCTATTCCTGAGTATGCAGACCTGTAGAGCTATGAGACGAGTAGATAAAGAGCGCCTGCTGCTGTTCCTCGCGCTCATCCTCTTTTGGTCGCTGATCCTCGTATCGCTTTCATCTTGCGGAACGACAAAGACTGCCGTAGTCAAGGGTGAGCGTCGCGTGGAGTGGAGCGAACGAAGCAGCGTGCAACGTGATAGCATCTATGTGCATGACAGCGTGTACATCCACTCCAAGGGGGATACTGTCTACCTGGAGCGGTGGCGTACACGCATCCGCGATCGAACGCAGCACGACACCATTTATTTACAAAAGGTAGACAGTGTGTATGTGGAGACGCAGGTGAAAAAGACCAGTGCAATCGCCGATATCAACTCTACGCTACGAGTGCTCGGCTGCACGGCTATCATCATTGCTGTCATCATCTTCATCCTCAAGATACGTAAACGATGGATGTGACGACGCTACCTGGGCAGACCCTGTGGGATGTCGCCGTGGCAACGAAAGGGTCCTGGGAGTCGGGCATTGATATGGCTCGATCTGCTGGTGTGTCGATGACTGGACCTCAAAAGGCGGGGGCTGTATATCCAGTGCCGCCAAAGACCTACGATCGTACGATGGAGCGATACGCCCTCACACATCGCCTGGAGCCTGCTACCGCTGGCGAAATATCGCCGCTTTCAATACGCATATTCACCTCCACGTTCTCTGCGGAGTTCAGCTAACGACAATGGCAACTGATAATAAGATTAACGGATGTGGGGCCTGCTCGGGGTGGCTCCGATGGGTGCGACCACCGCACCATGAGTTCTTCCAGAAGGAGTGCGCTCTTCACGACGAGCTGTATAATATGGGAGGTAATGAGCAGGATCGCCTCAAGGCCGACTTCGCACTCTACCAAGATATGGTAGCGCACTCCCTGGACTACTTCAAGGGGCGCAAGGCGGGATCACAGACGTGGTTCGTCGTCCTCTCCTACCTCTACTACAAGGCTGTTCGCCTCTTCGGCAAGAGCCAATTCAACTACAAGTAACTTCTTCCCTGGTCGGGGTATAAGAAAGCCCCCGACCTTCGTAAGTGGACTCTCACCTCACACTTACAAATATGCGCTGACACGCAAAGGCCGAGGGCTTAATGCCTTTCCTTTCGTGTCAGCGCATTGCTGTTATGTAGTGTGGGTGAGAGACCGCAAAAATACAACGATTTATCCTAAATGAGAACCCCTATTACCTACTATGGCGGTAAGCAGACGATGCTCAAGCACATCCTGCCTCTAATCCCTTCGCACACCCTCTATACAGAGTCCTTCTGTGGGGGCGCAGCGGTATTCTTCGCCAAGGAGCCCTCCGAGGGCGAGGTCATCAACGACCTCAATCAGCAGATGACCAATTTTTACGAGGTGCTCAAGACCGACTACGACCTCCTCAAGGCTCGTATAGAGGTCACGGTGCACTCCAGAGATATGCATGCCCATGCAGCGCACATCTTGGAGTACCCGCAGTTCTTCACCCGTATGGACCGAGCTTGGGCGGTGTGGGCGCTCTCTAAGATGAGCTTTGCCAGCATGCTCGACGGGACATTCGGATACGACTTCGGAGGAGGGATGCCCAAAAAGCTCCGCAACGCTAAGGCTGAGTTCGGTGAGCACCTCGCCCAGCGACTCGACAATGTCACGATCGAAAATCGGGACGCACTCGAGGTCATCCGATGCTACGACAGCCCAGATGCCTTCCACTTCGTCGACCCTCCCTACGTCGGTAGTGACTGTGGCCACTATGAGGGCGTGTTCGGCGAGAGCCACCTGCTGGCTCTCCTTGACCTCCTTACAGAGGTCAAGGGTAAGTTCATGCTAACTATGTTCCCTGATGATAATATCGAGCGATATGCTACGGCGCACGGGTGGCACATCCATCGTATCGAGCGCACAATTTCCGCCTCTAAGACCTCCAGGCGCAAGCAGGAGGAATGGATGGTGTGCAACTATGTCAAGGAGGAGGAGCCGTCGCTCTTCGACTGACGTTCTAAGGCTCTTCGAGCGCCCTTCGGTTGCCGTTTGGCTTGCTCAGACGCTTTACCTATCTTTGTGGTATCGGAGACTTGAGTCGTCGATTGTCGACACCCCTCGGGGTGCCGTGAATTGAAACGAGCACATAACTCCAAGAGTTTTGTCATCTGTTCGCAGAACGAAACTTATTTTCTTCTGAGCGGGGGAGTCGGCAACGGCTTCCCCGCTCATCTTTTGCGCAGTCCACCCTCCAGTCCGTCAAGATCCACGAAAATAATCTACTGTACTCCAAAGAGTTACAAAAAACCTTGCGGGAAATTTGCACTATGTAGAAAAATCTACCTATCTTTGTAGTGTCAAAAGGGGGCAACCCTAAGACAAGAAGAAAATAAGTATCACGCCGAAAGGCAAAAACAGAACAAAACGATGAACAAGACAAGCAAGTTCGCAGAAGTAATCAGCGTAGACCTCAACCGCCTCGTAATCCCTGGAGCTGAAGGCTTCTCTCAGGAAGTCCGAATCTTCAGAGGACTCTGGGACGAAGATACCACTGTAGCGCAAATCAAGGCGCTCGGAAAGGAAATCATCTCCGAAGCACTCCGAAACACACTGACTGACGAAGTCTTTGAGAAGGGTGTACGCATCACTACCCAGTCTGGTGGTCTCGGCTACTACAGCGTAAAGCTCACCCAAGAGGCTGTAGATGCTCTCCTGGGAGCTACCGAGGATTGCCGATATGACTCTGTCGACTCCCGCCTCGACTACGCCATCTGGTACAACAGAGATTAA